AATAATGACTTGATTCAAATACTAATCTAAGTAAGTCTAACGCAGTACTGATATTCATTGGACTTAGACCGGTTGGCTCTACAAACTTAGTCCTCAACATCCCCAGGTAAATTGCTTTTTCGTTCATGTAGCGAATACATTCAAAACGACCACCGGGAAAATTATCACATAACACTTTAGCAGAATTATTATCTGATTTTACTAAAGCCAGTTGAATGTGTTGTTCTCTCGTATACTTACCGAGTTTCTGTTGCATGTTTTGATTATTATCAATAACAGCCATTACTGTCATTAACTTGGTAATGCTTGCAATAGAACGAACTTCGGTAATATTATACCCCTCAATTAAGTTACCCTGATCATCAGTCTCAAGCCAACTTTGCGCAGTAATGTTAATAGCAAATGCATTACTAGCAAATAGTAATACTGAGAGGATCAACACTCTCATTAATTATATCCCAGAATAATATTTGAAGGTATAATAAAAAGGGATGCGGGGGAGGGAATCGCGCCCACGACCTCGGGATTATGAGTCCCGCGCTCTACTACTGAGCTACCCCGCGTTATTGGTATATTGGTTCCAGGGAAAACCTCTGGGGTAAATTCCCATTGATTTTTTTTACCAAGTAAACTATTTGGAATGAATTGTGCCATTTTTTTGACTATCTCCTGGTTGTACTCTGTAATTATCTTCTACAGAGTCAGGTGTTGATACTTCTATTATAGTACCTTCTTCAATACATATTAACTGATGGGGAAGTAACGGCTTGTTATGCCACGTGTCCCCTTGATACAATTGAACGAATTTTTCTGAAGCATCTGCAGTATCGATCCAACGAACCTCAAACCTACCCGACAGCACATACCACGTTTCGTCTTTCTGTGCATGAAAATGCATAGAAAATTTAGATGCTTTTTTAAAGTGTAATAGCTTACCACAATATTTATCGTTAGTAGCCCAGATCAGTTCATGACCCCAACCCTTCTCAACAAAGCCTTCTAATCTCATAAAAACTCTTTCATTGTAGGTGCATATGTACCTATTTTTTGCACTGTTACTGCGCTTGCTTTATTTGCCAACGGAATAGCTAAATTTATATTACAGGTTGCCAGGTGAAAGTAAACTAACGATGCAAGGAACGTATCACCTGCACCACATACATCTGTCACCTCAATAAACGGGGCAGGGTATGTTGTATCTTTATACCGTGCACCTTCCCTACCTTGAGTTACGATTAATTCTGTAGGATAAGAGATAGCTAAACTATTTTCTAAGCTATTAATCTTTACGATTGCACCTTCAAATCTTTTAAGATCTTTTTTCTTTGTATCGATATAGATGGGACATGTAGAAGTTTTAATTAGCTCTTCAACTAACCCGTATGTAACAACTCCCTTATCATAGTCTGAAATAACAATAGCATCATATTCAAGTGAGTTTGGTAATATGTCTATAGGTACGGAAAGCACGTCACGGTCTATACGTGTAATATGGTGACCGGTTCTGCTATCAATTAATCTAATTTTTCTAGACGGGTCTCGGGTAAGCAATGTAACTTGGCAACCTAGATTTTCTAAATTATTCTTTACATTATAAACCATGCCTGGTTTTTCTTCCGAGCGAATATATTTAAAAATAGGAACGGGAGCCTCTGGGCTTATTCTATCAATAGTACCGTACTGGTACTCATCGATACAACTATCACCTATTAATAATATCTTGAATGGTCTTTGTAGAGGAGTATTCATCAATGCGTTCAAAAAATTCTAATCGTTTAGCATACTGGCTACCAATAACAGTTTTGTTTCGCCAATCACTACCTACTACCATTATAGAGGGGTTGATCTGTTTAATCCACATTTCTAGCTCCTCATCACTACTGAAAATCTCAACCTCATCTACAGCCTTAAGATTAAGTAACATAACCTTACGCTGATATGTATCATGTATCGGCCTTGTTGGACCTTTAAGTTGTCGTACTCTTTCATCACTATCAATAGCTACAAATAACTTATCTCCTAAGCTTTTGGCATAATTAAGAAGAGCTAAATGACCTAGATGTAAGACATCAAAAGTTCCATTTACAAAGACTGACTTAGCCATGGAAAATTTTCTCTCTTTTTATACTTATCATACATAACTTTATTTCCATGGTCGAAAAATTCTTTTGTAACTGAACCTTCGTTACCACCCAAACGGTAATTAAGAGAATGATCACCTGTACATCCATAATTAGTATGTTTGATATGGTCTTTTATAATAGAATAAAATCGTCTATCAGCACCCCATCCAAAATCCCAGGTGTGACCAATTTGACGATAGAAACTAGTTTTAAAGCAATAGGAACTAGTATCAATTAAATGTGAATTAGGGTCAACCCAGGTAGGCCATTTACCTAATGATTCACATTCATCTAAAGTAAGATAGTCTCCTTTTTCATCTACAATCGTACGAAGGGAGTAAGCCCAGTCGTAGTTATTTTTTTCAATAGTAGTAATAAGTCGATCGATATGCTCAGGGTCATAGTAATTATCTTGATCAAGAAATAAAACGTATTCGTGATTAATTAAATGACTGAAGGCAGCCATGATACGGTGACCATAAAATCCATTCTTACCTGTATTAAACGGTAGGTCGATTCTATGAAGGTTATTACCTAATTTAATTTGGCCATACTCTAAAGTCTTATTCGTTCGTTCAGAATACTCAGTACCATCAACAACTAATAAATGATCAACCTCTACATACTGCTCTTGTACCGACTTAACAGCATCCACTAACTCTAACGAACCAGTTGTAGGTGTAATAACAATAGCTTTTTTCAATCCCACAACCCCTGATAGTATTTACCAAATAAACGAAACCCGTTTGCTTTACGATCTTGATGAGCTTTAAGTCCAGGTTGATCTATTTTGATCTTGTGAAGGTTTTTACCGAAATCTTTTTCTTTCTCATCCCACTCAGCATGATCAAAGAACTTATCTTCACTGTTAGTATCTATGTTTTGTTCAAACGCCCAGATCATTTCATTAAGAGCCCAGTCCCAGCGCTTAAAATGATTTTCATCTGTATCCCAATCATTTTCCTTCGGTGGTGCAGATGTACTTTTAAGTTCTTCAGGTACATCTTCATCATCTACAAAAGGTGCCCCGTGTTTTGTTTCCTTAAGCTGTTTAAGCATCGGTACAATAATAAACGAAAGAGTATAATCCATACTCCATGTATCCCATCGATCAATCTTAACGTAATTAATTTTAGGGTGAATAAAGTCAAGAACTTTTTGAATACCTTGACAAATAGGTGTCAGGCGATCGGACCATTTATCGATGATAGGTTCGTCGTAATCAATTTCACGCCAAAAGAAAACTTTTTCCAGTACCGTATATGGACTAATCCAATGGTAGCGGTATTTGCTCAAATATACCTTCACGTCTATTCCTATCTATATTTGTTAATTTAAGGGCATCGCCTACTACTTCCATGTGAATACGATCACCTTCACGCCAATCGTCATCTTTACAGAAGTCTTCTGGTAGTTGAAGGATACCGTCTCCGGAGCCATCTTCAGCATCTAATATCTCAGCAGTATATGTTTTCATAATATGGTGGGCCCACTAGGAATTGAACCTAGACTCAATCGATTATGAGTCGACTGCTTTACCATTAAGCTATAAGCCCAGAGTTCGGTTTAGTTTTGTTAGATCAGCTTTCGTATACTCTTGATAGCTAGACTTTAAATTATCAGGCATATCAATATACTCTATACGTACATTATATAGGGAAGAAATCTCTTCTGCAACTTCTTGAAAGGATTTTACGTTACCTGTACCTACATTCCATATTCCTGATTCAGTTACATTAAGAAATCTAATATGTGTATTAACAACAGTTTCTACAGGAACAAAGTCTCTGAAGTAATTTTCACTACCTTTAAATAGTTTAATTACCCCGGTCTCAACAGCTTGTTTCTTAAACTGGTGATAGGGGCTTGCCTGGTTACCTTTATGTTCTTCGTGAGGGCCGTAAACATTAAAGTACCTGAACCCTTGTACAACATTTGGTGTGGGGTGATCGGCAACGTACTTGTCAAACATATACTTACTCCAAGCATACGGTGTACGGGGATCAACAGGATCAGTTTCTGCAAAGCTGGTATTTAATCCATACACAGAAGCCGAACTCGAATATTGAAAAGCAATATTTTCTCTTGCACAGTACTGATGTAACAGAACACTAAAGTCGTAATTCTGACGCATGATCTTTTCTACATTACGTTCAGTAGTAGCAGAAATTGCACCGAAATGCATCACACAATCAATACCCGTCAGATCAGGATACCTATCACCCCACTCGAACATAACTAAGTCATGAGTATCTTTTAAGGCATTAACGGCATTTTGACCAATAAAACCTTTATACCCTGTAATTAAAATCTTCATTGATTAATACAGATCATGACCTCGTTTTTAATTATACGAGTAATAGGATCGTATACTTGTACTAGACAACTATACGAGCTGGTTTGCGGTATTGGTTGTTGAATAATAATAGGTGGTTGCGGTGCTGGTTGGTTAGCTCTGGCCGCGTCAGTTAAAATAGCCCCTACAATTACACCACCAATAAGAGGGGCAACCCAATTGCCATTACCAGGGCGATGACCGTAATGCCCGTGGTGGCCATAGTGACGATATTGCGCGAAGGCACTAGATGAAACTAGAAGTAACAATACTACGAGAAACTTTTTCATGACTTTTCCTTGTTAATGAGTCAATTATATATTTATCTCGTGTTACTTGCAACTGTTACTTCTTACGTAACGCCTCTTTACGCATAGACACAGAATGTCTCATATGAGGTTTACGTACCTTAATGTACTCTACCCCGTCAATGAAACGAATATCGGTATAGTCCTCACACAACCATTCCTCCGAGTTAATCGGATTTACAAGAGTTACGGGTTGAGTTTTCTTTTGTTCTTTCATAATATTTTGCATTATGACGTGAAACATTATAGACCGGCCAGTTGAATACCTGAACCGAATGCTGAATTATATTGATTATAAAGTTCTTTGACCGGTTTTGCATCCCAGATAATTTTATCTACATCTACGTCAATAGAATGATCCTCTGTATACGGAGCATAGGGGAACATACCCATCATAGGCTGATCTGGATTCTGACGCGAAGGTACTACCTGTAAGACACATGGTTTACTTAATG